AAAAAGCGAAGTGGTGGAGAGCTAACCAGAATGGAAATCTTGGTTTGGTTTCTGCGATTGGATGGGCGCCTCTACCTAAAGAGCTACGCTGATTTCATATTTGAAAGTCAATTCAGAAGCCTCTTTAACTGTTGAGTTGGATATGCGTTACGTTGCTTTTTTCATTTGGATTGATATGGCTAGAGCCATCAACGGTAGTGAAAAACTTGATTCAAGCAACGAGAAAGTGGAAAGCCTTCTACGCAGTAAAGAAGAAAAATGAATCTAAACCTGTTTAGATTCATTTGCTGCTTTAAGGGGGCTTCCGGTAGAGGGGGTTGTATTTCCCCCTTACCCCGTGATGAACGAGGCTAGAGGCAACCCGAGCTCTGCCGGAGTTATCTTCCGTCTAGAGAATTCTCTCTGACCGTCGTTGGACTTTCACAGGCGCCCCAATGAGGTCAGTGGGGTTTTTCAAGGCGCTGCATACGACTCGGCTCCAACGGCTCTTTCGAGCATCTCCACCGATGGTCTCTATGTCGTATTCCTTCTGAGACCTGCCGTGGCAAGCCACAGCTTTAAGACCGTGCAGAACGTTTGGATGCCGTTAGGGCACGGAATTTATACTCTATATGTATACCATTGGGCGCATATTCAATCAAGCAGGTCTGCTGCCTCCCGTAGGGCCAAACCGAAAGCAAGCTGGATTAGTTGCCTGCTTAGTCACCTAGCTCTGCTTCGGGAAAGGAATAGGGGGGGAGGGTTAATAGCGCTTTGATGCGCCTGTGTCCATGAGGGCAGTCTTAGTGGGGCGTTTGTATAAGGATAGGCATTTGCGGGGTCGGATCGAGGCACGCACCCCTTTGCCTAGCCGGCTAGTCACCTAGGACATTCATTTTTCGCGTAGGGGAGTAGGGCAGGAGCTGCTTTTTCCTCCTACAAAACCATCCTACAATTAGTTCGGCTTTCTTTTTGAAATCAATTGGTTACGTGACGTGTGGGGATGGGTTCGATTCCCTTCGCCCGCTCCACATACTTGTTTCCACATGCTCCCGCATGTAGCTGAAACCCAGAGAAACCGGCCATTAGAGCCGGTTTTTTTGTGCCTGTATGTTCCCGCTTGCACCCGTATAGCGTTGTTTCTGGTGTACACGAATGAAGCGTTCGGAGATCAAGAAGCGCCCCCTGGCCGATACCGTCCTCGCCAGCCTGGAGCCCGAGGATAAGGAGTATCGGGAGCTGGATAGCCCCGGCCTGTACTTCCGCGTGAAGCCGAACGGGCAAAAGGGCTGGCTGCTGCGCCACAAGAAGCCGGATGGTCGCTGGGGCTGGCATGGGCTGGGAGGCTATCCAGAGATTCCCGCCAAGGTGGCCCGCAAGAAGGCACAGGAGAAGCGCGAACTGGTAGCGCATGGAATCGACCCTGTACAGCACAAAGCCGAGCAGCGTGCTGCACAGAAGGCCACGGTGCTCAATCCATTCCATGAGTCTGTGGCCTACTGGTATCAGCGCAAGGTCACGGATGGTCTAGCAGAGAGCACGCTCCGGCTGATGCGCGGTTACATTGAGAACGACATCCTTCCGGCCATGGGCGACAAGCCGATCACCGAGATCACCCCGAGGGACTGTGCCGCCCTGCAAGAGAAGATCGAGGCTAGAGGGGCTACCAACACCCGCGACAAGATCCGGGTGGCCCTGCGACAGATATTCAGCCAGGCCATTGCCAGAGGTCTATGCGAGGTCAATCCAGCCTCCGAGCTAGTGACCATCGCCACCAAGACGCCAAGAGCGAAACCTTACCCTCACCTGTTGGAGCCTGAGCTGCCGTCTTTCCTGCAAGCCCTACGCAACAGCACCAGCCGCACACCGGCCCGTACAGCGACCTGGCTGTGCCTGTGGACGGCATCCCGACCTGGCATGGTCCGCTGGGCAGAGTGGTCGGAGATCGACTTTGAAACAGCCCTGTGGACGATCCCGGCGGCCAAGATGAAGATGCGCCGCGACCATGTGGTGCCGCTCTCCCGTCAAGCCCTAGAAGCCTTGCGCGAGCTTCACCGCATGACCGGGCGCGGTCGCTACCTGTTCCCTGGCATCGGCTCCAAGCAGCCAGTCATCAGCGAGAACACCATCAACCTGACCCTTCGCAAGATCGGCTACCGGAATCGCCTTGTCGGGCATGGCACCCGGCATACTGCATCGACGCTGCTGCGCGAACACGGCTGGGAGAAAGATCACGTCGAGGCCCAGCTCGCCCACAAGGAGGCCGGCGTAAGTGGCATCTACAACATGGCGGTTTATCTGGAGCAGCGTCGCTCCATGATGCAGTGGTATGCCGACTACCTTGACTGCCTGGCCGATGGCATGACACCTGCCCAGCGTGCCGACTTTGACCGTCGCGTGAACGTGCTGGAGAGCAACGTGGTGGAGCTGGAGGCAAAACGGGCATGATCGAGCCAATCACTTTGAGCGTTCCCGAGCTGGCCGAACGATGGTCAGTTACCCCTCGTCAGATACTCGAGCATGCTCTAGCTCTACGCCTGCCCGTGCTGTTCCCGTTCGATGGATTAGCCTTCGATCAAGCTGATAGGTGGCTTATGGGGCACGGCGCTGCCGATGAGCAACGCGAGCTCGATCACAAACGTGAGTGGGTAGCCAGTTGCGAGGCGCAGATTAAACGTAATGCTGCCGGCCTAACTGACGAGTTTGATCGCTTGGGGAGAGACGACGTTATCTCCCTTCGTCGCCAGATTACCGAGGCAGAGAAGCGCATTGAGGTGCTGACTGATTTGCTGGAGGCAAGAGAACGCGAGCGGCGCAAGCGGGAATACCGCGGGCATATGCGTGCTCTACCGGACACCCTTTGGACGATTCAGCAGAATGGAGAGGTAACCTTTCCACGGCTGGCCATGCACCCCCTATCCGCTGTTCAGTTGACTGAGTTTGAAGGAAGGATCCACTGGGATGGCCGAATCATGGCGCTGGAGCCTGGTATAGCTGGGCAATGGAAGCCTAGGCTCTGTATTAACGATTTGCTGGTACCTATGCAGGCTATCAGGGAATGGGAAGCCGCGAATAATGACGCCCTAGAGAGCCAGGCAAAACACACCCCAAAGTGGCAGTTACAAGATCGTGCCATGCTCGATACGCTGCGCAAGCTCGGCTACACCCCCGAGGCACTGCCACCTAAAACACCCGGGTCGGATTGGGTCAAGGCTCAAGCCCGACGAGAGCTGGCGCTCCGAAAAGACCTGTTTACAACCAAGACCTTCGATAGCACCTGGGAGCGTCTTCGCAAGAGCGGGGACATCGCAGAACAAACCTGACGGGTGTACTCCCCGTAAAAAGGGGATAGGGGGACAGTTGCGGGGGAGTACACCTAGGCTTCGAGTATCAGCATCGCCAACCAACTGGAGACATGGCGATGCAAACAGCTACAACCCTGCAAGACCTTCAGAGCCAAACCTCCCGGCTCTCCCAACGGCTTACCTTCACCGAAGTCTGTAGCCTGCTGCGCAAGTCTCGCAGTGGCGTCTACAAGCTGATGGCCAGCGATCCTACCTTTCCCCGTAGCATCAAGGATGGCGATGCTCGATCGGCCCGTGCGTTCTTCGTCGCCGAGGAGATCGCTACCTGGCAGCAGGCAAAGCTCGCCGTGAGGGATGCCGCATGACCAAGACCACCATCCTGCTATCCGGTAGCCTGGCAAAAGCCTTCGGGCGCCGGCAGGACCGCTACCTAGACTCCGGCACCGTGCAAGAGGCCATGCGCGCCCTGAAAGCCACTCTCAAGGGCTTCAGCGAGTTCATGCTGGCTGCCGAGAAGAAGGGTCTGCGCTTCGCCATCTTCCGCAATCGGCAGAACGTGGGCGCCGATGAGTTCGGCATGGGTGGGACAAATGAGATCCGCATCGTCCCGGTCATCGCTGGCAGCAAGCGCGGCGGGATCTTTCAGACGGTCCTCGGGGCTGCGCTGGTGACGGTCGGAGTTATGACCGAACAGCCCTGGCTGGTGGCTATGGGAGCATCTACGGCCCTCGGCGGCGTAATGCAGATGGCTTTCCCACAAGCCAAGGGCCTCAGTTCGAGCGCCTCCCCCGACAACAAACCGTCCTACGCCTTCGGCGGCCCGGTCAATACCGTGGCCCAGGGCAACCCGGTGGGCGTGCTGTATGGAAAGCGCCGGATCGGCGGCGCGATCATCTCGGCGGGCATCTACGCGGAGGATCAAATGTGATGGCACTTGCTCCCGAACGTCCCCGCATGTATCGTTTGCCCGTCGCTGCAAATTCAGCGACCGGGATTGGCGTCCTGGAATTCAAAGGCGGACACACCGCCGTTAGAGCGGTTTTTTTGTGCCCGCAGCATGGCTACACCCGTTATGGGCGGGCCGTGTGTGGGGGTCTCACGACCCGCCGGTGCCCTTTGAGCCGGTACGCCAACCCGCACGGTTCCGCTCACCCAAATTGGCGTTTGGGGAGCGGCAGACAGCCATATCAAAGGATTCCTACCATGACCAAGCGTCATATCCTCACCCTCAATCCGTCCAAAGCCCGCGCTGCCTATCACCGCGCCTGTGCAATGGCGGCTTTGCACTCCGATACCTCTCTCTCCAATCGCCTCCGCAAATACAACGATCACATGTCCAGCGCCCGCGCCCTGGAAGCCGTAGGGGATGAAGCATGAGCAAGGCCCCTACCCGCACCCATGAAGCCATCGCAGACGACGCTATCGAGTTCGTCGAGTACGGGAAGAACTATTCCTGCTGGCTGGCTGCGCTGATGACTGCCATCAGCAACGAGCTGGACGGCTGCGCCGGGAAGGACAAGGTCGCGGCCAGGCTTAGCACGGCGAAAGACCTGGCCTCCCTTGGCGCCTTCCTCGCCCAGGACTGCGAGAGCTACCTGGAGCACCATGCCGGGAACCTGCGCCGCGAGTTGGAAGGGGGTGCCCAATGAGCGCCTTTACCCATGCCGACGACTTCGCCGATTACTACTGCGTCCAGAACACCAAGCTCCCGCGCTATCCGTATGGCGTGTGCGGTCCCTTCGCCAGCAAGGACGAAGCAGCACAAGCAATGGATCGCATCGCCTCCGTGTTTCCGGATGCCGCTCTGCGCCTGGAGCGTGGCAGCTCTCCATCTGGTAACGCCTACCCTCTGGACGAAGACCAAGCCGACGCACGCCAGCGCCTCGCACAACTGAGGGCTTAACCCATGACGAATTTTCAACGCTGCCAGAAGGCGGCGACGGGATCGGCTTGCCCTAAGAAATCCACTCGTCCCACTGGAGGCAGCCTGATGAGCGTTGTCCCGATGAAGCGCAAAGGAGGCGGGCAGCCGCCCCACATCGACGCCGAAAGCTATCGGATATTGGTAGAGACCCTGATCGGTCTTTTCGAGCTCTGCATCAAGGAAGGCGACAAAGGCCGGGATATCTCCGAGCTGGAGCACCTGACGCGGCAGCTGGAGCGCCTTGCCGAACGGCACACTCCGCCGAAGGGGGCCGCATGACCGCACCTATCGACGTGGTACTTGCGCGGCTCGACAAGGTGAAAGCAAACGGTGCCGGCAAGTGGAAAGCCTGCTGCCCTGCACACGACGACCGCGACCCAAGCCTAAGCATCCGCGAGGCAGACGACGGCAAGGTACTGCTTCACTGCTGGGCCGGCTGCGACACCGAGAGCATCACCGCCGCCATCGGTCTGACCATCCGCGACCTGTTCCCCGACAGCGGCCAGCGTCCTGTTCGTCGTGGCCCGAGCAAGGCCGTGCAGCAGTTCGAGGCAACGGTTATCAGCGTCGCCGTGGAGCAACTGCGCCAGGGCAAGCCGCTATCGGCTGCCGATCTCGAGCGCTTCGAGCTGGCCAAGCGCCGGCTGGGAGTGGCGTGATGAGCGCCAAGATCGAGAGCATCAAGAAGGAGTGGACCGAGGCCGCCGCCAAGGACATGTGGCGCGCAAATGCGGTGCCGGCCAATGCAATCAAGCCGCAGGCGATCCGCTGGGCCTGGCCGGGTTGGCTGGCGCTCGGAAAGCTGACCATCCTCGCCGGTGCCGGCGGCACGGGGAAAACCACCCTCACCATCGGCCTGGCGGCCACCATGACCAGTGCAGGCCGCTGGCCGGATGGAGAGCTCTACCGGGAGTGCCGTAGCGTAGTCATCTGGTCGAGTGAGGATGATCCGGCCGACACCATCGTGCCGCGCTTGATCGCCGCTGGCGCCGATCTGAGCCGGGTTTTCATCCTGCAGGGTCGCATCAACGGCTTGGGTGAGGTCGAGCCGTTTGACCCGGCGCGGGATATGGATCTGCTGGCAGCTGAGCTGGAGCGCATCAGCGACGTGGGCATGGTCATGCTCGACCCCATCGTCTCAGCAGTGGCAGGCGACATGCACCGGGCAAACGACGTGCGCCGTGCTCTGCAGGGGCTGGTGGACCTAGCTGAGCAGTACGGGTGTGCCGTCCTGGGAATCACCCACTTCTCCAAGGGGAGCGCTGGCAATAACCCCGCCGAGCGAGTGCTCGGTTCGCAGGCGTTCGGTGCCCTGGCGCGCACCGTCCTGGTGGCGGCCAAGCAGGAAGACTCCGAACAGCGTGTGCTTGCTCGGGCGAAGTCCAACATCGCCGATGACTCCGGCGGCTGCTCCTACACCGTCGAGGAGTGCACGATCGGCGACGGCATCATCACTACCCGCGTGCTGTGGGGAGACCGGATCGAGGGGAGCGCCCGCGAGATCCTGTCCGAGGTGGAGCGCGTCGAGAGCGAGGAAGCCAGCGAGAAGGAGGATGCTGAGCAATTCCTTGTCAGCCTGCTGGCCAATGGACAGGTTCCGGTGAGGCAGGTCAAGGCGGATGCAGCTGGTGCCGGCCATGCCTGGCGAACAGTTGAACGCGCCAAGAAATCACTTGGGGTCGAGGCTGTGAAGGTCGGGTTGAAAGAGGGATGGGTGTGGAGACTCGGCTCCGAAGACCGCCAAGAAAGCCCGAAGACCGCCACAAAAAATAGTGACGGCCTTCGGGAAAAAGTGGCGGTCTTCGGTGATGAGCTGGCGGCCTTCGCTGGCGAAAAAGGGGAGCAAGCAACACCAGCCGAAGTCGCCTTCGATGACTCCGACGCGGAGGAAATCTGATGGGCGCGGCTATCGACTTCCTCCTCCTGCATGGATTGACCGCCAGAGCCAACGGGAAGCGCATCATCGTTTCCCCAGCCTCGAAACTCACCTCTGATGTTCGCCAGTACATCAAGAGCCACCGCCTAGAACTGCTGGCCGAGTTGGCGGCGAACGACGGCCAGGAGCGCCGCTGCCACTGGCAAGTCACCCTCAACGGCAAACCGCTCTGCACGATGGTCGGCGAGCCGATCACCTATTCCGAAGCCCTGGCCGAAGCCCGTTGGCGCTGGCCGGATGCGGATATCACCAAAGACTGATCCACCAACATGAGGAACTATCCATGACCGAGAGCACCAAGACCAACGAAGAACTGTCGGCAGAAGTTGACCGTCTGCGCCAGAAGAACACCGAGCTGCTGGGTGAGCTGAAGCAGTCCCGTGCCCGCGTCAAAGAGCTGGAAGAGCACTTCGAGAACGAGGGCAAGGAGCTGGAGGCCATCAAGGCCGAGCTGCTGAACCTGAAGCTGAACCATCCAGTTGCCGACCTGCTGGAAGGTGTCTTGGCCGGCGGAAAGTATGCGGCGATGGAGCTGGCCGAGCACTACAAGTTCGAGCTGAACGCTGACGGCAAGATCGAGCTGCGCGACTTGGAGGGAAATCCGGCGACGCTCACTGAGCACGTAGACGGGAAGGAGGTCACCCGCCCGGTTCGCTTCGAGGAGCAAGACGTGTGGCGCTACCTCGGCGGCACCGGCAAGTTCGATCACATCCTGCGCAGCAGCGGGGCGACTGGCGGCGGAGCGCCGAATAACAACCAGGTAGGCGGAGCGAAAAGCGCCGCCAAGCCAGAAAGCCGCAAGGCAACAGGTGCTAGCTTTGGCCTGAAATAGCGTACACTGTGACAGCGGCTCCCGTGGGGCCGCCTCTCCCTCTGCCCTGTGGGCACTCCTGTAATACCCCCGGCCTGTGGCCACCCTATCCGCGAAGTCTGTGACGCCGCGAATCACTCCCCCTGATTCGAGGTAATGCCGCATGGCAACCGTTCAACTTATCGACATCATCAAACCAGATGTCTTCACCGCATACATCGTCCAGAACGCCATGGAGAAAACCGCCCTGGTGGAATCTGGCGTCTTGGCCCTTAACAGCGTCATTGTCGAGCAGCTGCAAGCCGGCGCTGACCAGTTCACCGTCCCCTTCTGGCGCGACCTGGGCAACGAGGAGGCGAACATCGTCTCCGACGATCCGTCGCAGCTCTCCGTGCCAAACAAGATCCAGACCGGGAAGCAGCTGATCCGTAAATCCTTCCTGCATCAGTCCTGGTCGGCCATGAACCTGGCTTCCGAGCTGGCTGGATCCGATGCGATGGCTCGTATCCAAGACCGCGCTGTTGCCTACTGGAACCGTCAGCTACAACGCCGCCTTGTTGCCACCCTAAACGGAATTCTGGCTGACAACATCGCCAACGATGCCGGAGACATGGCCCTCGATATCACTGCGGCCACCGCCAATACATTCAGCCCGGAAGCTGTGATTGATGCCGCCGGCACCCTTGGCGATAGCATGAACGCTGTTACCGGCATCGCCATGCACTCCGACCTGTACCGCCGAGCTCTGAAGGCCGATCTGATCGACTTCATCCAGCCGAGCACCGGCTCCCTGCGTCTTCCGACTTATCGCGGATTGGCCGTTATCGTCGATGACGGAATGCCTAAGATCAGCGACGGGGCCAGCGGCTTTAACTACACCTGCGCTCTATTCGGTACCGGAGCAGTTGGCTACGGCCTGACCGCGCCGCGTGTCGCAGCCGGGACCGAGGTGGAGAACTTGCCTTCCGCTGGTAAGGGTGGCGGCCAGCAGATTCTTCACTCCCGCGTGAACCTCGCTGTGCATCCCGCCGGCTTCGCCTGGGCCGAGGGCACCATCGCCGATGACAGCCCGTCCATCTCGGAACTGGCCGACGCGTCCCATTGGGACCGTGTTGTTGAGCGCAAGGCTGTCCCGCTGGCTTTCCTGGTAGCGAAGTAAGGGAGGAAGGGGGCTTCGGCCCCCTTTGTCATTATGACCGAGAAGAAAGCACGCAATGCTGTTACCGGCACTCGAAAGAAGCCCCCGGCGGATGCTGCCGAAATGCTCCTCGAGCTGGCTGCCAGCGGCTACAACAAGAAGGGCCTGGCCTACCGTCTGGGCACTACCGTCGAAACCCTAAACAAGTGGCTGGAGCTATATCCAGAGCTGCAACAGGCGCTCGATGAGGGGCGGGAACGGGAACACCATGCTCTGTTCAATGCCCTGTTCGAGAATGCGACTAAGGGCGGCAACGTCACCGCCGCCATCTTTCTGCTGAAGGCTCGCCACGGCTACCGCGAGGGCGATCAGTCAGAGATTGCCAACAAGGTAAGCATCAACTTCCAGTTGCCCGGTGCCATGCGCCTGGAGGACTTCGCCAAGGACGTGACCCCGAGGAGGATGAGCCATGACGATTGAGCTGAACGGCTTTCAGGAGCGCATCATGCTGCTGCCCGAGGAGCTGGACGTGTTCTGTGGCGGTGGACGTGGTGGCGGCAAGTCCTATGGACTGGCACTGCTGTGCCTGCGTCATGTTGAGCAGTACGGGGAGAAGGCCCGCATCCTCTACCTGCGCCGCACCTACAAGGGGCTGGCCGACTTCGAGCTAATCTGCCGGGAGCTGTTTGGCACCGTCTACGGCACTGCCGCCCGCTACAACGCGGCCGAGCATGTCTGGCGCTTCCCCAGCGGCGGCTACCTAGAGCTGGGGCAACTGGAAACCCACACGGATTATACGAAGTACCAAGGCCGCTCCTTCACGCTGCTGATCGTCGACGAGGCCGGCCAGTATCCCAAGCCCGATCTGCTGGACCTGATGCGCTCGAACCTGCGCGGCCCGAAGGACATGCCGATCCGGATGATCGTTGCGGCCAACCCGGGCGGCCCTGGGCATTACTGGCTGGCTAAGCGCTACGTCTTCACCACCGCGCCCTGGAGGCCGTTTCTTGAGCCCAAGAGCAAGCAGCAGTGGATCTATGCCCCGTCGACCTTCGAAGCAAACCGCTTCATCGATACCGACCAGTACCGCGACCAGTTGGAGTCTGCCTGCCCGGACGATCCCGAATTGCTGCGTGCCTGGATGACGGGTGACTGGGCCGTGAACCGTGGGGCCTACTTCGCATCCGTGCTCGATGAAGGGCGCAATGCTGTCGACCCGTGGGACTACATTCCCGACGATTGGGATACCTGGCTGGCCCACGACTTCGGATCGTCTGCTCCAAGCGCCACCTACATCTTCGCGCAATCCCCAGGAGCAGAAGGCCCGGATGGCAAGTTCTACCCTCGCGGTAGCTTGGTGCTGGTCGACGAGCTGGTTACAGCCAAGCGGGATAACCCCAACTCTGGATTGGGCTGGACTGTTCCGGTACTGGCCGAAGAAATCCTCGACATGTGCAAGCGATGGGAGATCAAGCCGACCGGAGTAGCCGATGACGCTATCTTCGCCAAGGGTGGACACGCTGCTGGTTCAATCGCAGATGAGTTCCAGCGTTGCCGAGTGACATTCAGGCCAGCCAAGAAGGCGGATCGGATCACTGGATGGAACGTGATGCGGCGACTACTCGCTGATGCCGGCAAGCTCGACAAGCCGGGCCTGTATATCAGCCGAGGATGCAGTTACCTGTGGGAGACACTGCCTACTCTGGCACGCGACCAGAAGCGGGTGGAGGACGTCGACAGTGCCGGGCCGGACCATGGAGCGGATGCCGTTCGGTATGGGTGCCTGAGGAGGAGCTGCTCAGTGAAGACAGGGGCGTTGAGACTGTGATGATCGAGCCATGGAAGGTGCTCACTCAATCAGCTCGAACGGAAAAAAGGACTGGTCGAAAAGTGACCAAAAGCAGGCCAGCAGCCGGTATCTTGTACACCAGTGTGTACACCTGAACTTTTAAGGTGGATGAGATGCGCGTTTTTACTGAATAGTTAGGTTCCCTTCGCCGCTTTTTTGTTTTTGCCTCATTTTCCGCCTCGCTCACCGGTCGAAACACGATGGCGAGCGGTCTCAAGGCAGCGTCGCCTGCGACTAACCTGTCCAGTTACCCGGCGGGGAGCATTCCTCAAGCCTTGCTGGCCGGGGGGCGTGGGGCCTCGGCCAGCAATGCCTGCGCATTGGACGAGGTAGAATGAGACAGGCATGCAGTGCCTCGATCCGAATCAACCCAGTGTCCTACTCGTGCAAAGCAATGATCAGCGCTTTCGAGTCAGATAAGGCGTCAGACGAACAAAGGCTTCATCGAAGATCGTTGATGAATCGAAAGGCGATGGCCTTCATCCTCGCCTTCCTGCTGATAGGGGCCGGGGGCGGTAGCCTCCTGCATGATTTCCTCGAGCAGCGGCACATGGAGCGTGCCGTGGTGAGGGTGATGCGGCAAATCGCTCATCAGCCCGAGCGGGAACTCATGAGGGAACAGAAGCATGAGAAAATCGAGGAGATCAGGCAGGAGGAGCTGGCCAAGGCGGTCGATGTTATGGGAAGGGTCGGTTGCCGGTTCTGGGGGGAGCAGTATCAGTCGGCACCCACCATGCGAAGTGCGGTCATGAGGGTCCGATATTGCGTTCTGAGCAATGCCGAGAAAATCTCGAAAACCTCCCGGCGAATAGCGCCGAAGTGGCATCTTGCTAGCTGCTGATCCTTGTGGGGGAAGGCTGTCGCTCGATGCCCTCCGCTAGAGCTAAGGCAGCGGGGAATGAAAAAACGGCCGTTACGGCCGTTTTTTTCATTCCCCCGAATGCCACCTATCCGGCGTCACTGGGTACGGTGCTCGACC